TGCGAGGGAGAAGAAAGTTTTACCAGTACTAGACTCACCAGCGATGGCAGTAATCTTATTGCTAGATACGCCACCAAAAATGGAACCGCTAACCAGTCCGTTAAAGATGTACGAACCTGTGTCGATGAATCTTTCTTCTTCGTCGATGTCTGCTGCGAGTTGGGTGTAGTCATCACCAATTTCTTTTACAATCTCTTTTAAAAAATCCATAATTAAATACCTAATAATTTACGTTGTCTTTCAAAGTAACCCCTAAGAATCCAAGAACTACTATTCATCTTATCATCTCCACCAATACCATACTCAAATTGTACTCGTGGATTTTTATCATACTTGATGTTTTCAGGAGTATTATCTTTACCCCTATCACCACCATTACAGAAAATAACTTTCTCTGATATCTCTAAGCACTTAGCAAGAGCACCACAAGCAGAACCTTCATCATCATCTGGAACAGTAATAACTGCATCAACCATATCTAAATGTCTAATGATCTCAGCACGTTCAACCCAAGATTGAAAATATTGACCTTTCTTTTTGGTCAACCATTCTTCAGTGTTGAGACCTACTACAAGATAACCAGAGAGATCCTTTGCTCTCTCAAAGTATGATATATGTCCGCTATGGATAGGATCAAACCCACCCGTAACAAGACTCACTTTTTTAAAAAACATTATGCAACATAACCATATTTTTCACGGAGTATTTTTTTATATGGTCCTCCATCTTCCATTAATTGTTGAGTCAATTTAAGTTTCTTATACAATTCACTGTCCATTTCAAGAGAAGAAATAATTTCAGTAAACTCTTCATTGTTAATAGGTAAATCCATTAGATGTCACACTGTCCTTGTTTACATTGATAGTCATCAGACTCTGAATATATTTTAACATTAGGATCTTCAGAGAAATCTAAATCCTGAACCGTTCTTCTCTTATTATCATCCACAATATTTTTAAGTAAAAAATATAGTCTAGTATCACCTCCTAAAGATAGAGCACTAACTATAGTTTTTAAATCTTTGTGATTAATAGGTAATTCCATTTAAGAGAAAAAGGATTCTAAGTTTACAGTTTTTTCGACATTCCAGCCAATTGCATCAAGAATCGCTCTGAGTGGTTCAACAAAACTCTTGTCAAATTGTAGGTCATAATCGATGTATTTGTCAAGACCAAGTTCAGTAGGAAAATCTTGAATAAAGGAAATTACATTTTCCTGTATAATGTTTGGTTTTTTAAGATAGAGAAACTTGACCTTTTCTCCATTTCCAATGGGCGAATACTTATTTGCTAATTTCTTCTGCTTAACATAATGGTTAAAAAGCAATGCACCCCGTATATGTATAGGAGTTCCTTTTGAGTATATTGTAGCAGATGATTTGTATTTAAGAACGTTAGATGCTGTACGAGGAAATGCAATATCCTCTGGAGGAAGTTTTCTAAACTTAGTTCTACAATCTTCAATATACTTCTGAACATTCTCCTCAGTATCATTCATAATCAACTTGAGAGCATCCTTAATCATCTCTCTACAAGGTGCAGGTGTAGAGGATTTAACTGCCTCTATACCCATCATCTTGAGTTTAGGTTCATCATACCTAACCCCTTCACTATCCCATACATTTAAAATATATCTTTTCTTAGCAGTCCATATACCACGTTCAGCAATGTTCTCACGCTTCATAAACATCTTCTGATCATAAGCATTTACGTAGTCGGCCAATTCTTGGTAAGCACCTTCAATAAAAGGCTCAAATTCCATTTCACAGATCTTATTAAGGAACGTGACAACGCCCTCATTAGTTTTCTCTCTTCCCTGGTATACACCTTCGACCAAAGGACCGAGATTAAGATAAATGGAATCAGTATCTGAAGCAATAACATAATCAATCTCCTCTGTTTTTAAAATCTTGTTCATCTTCTGGTTCATTTTATTTTCTATCCATCGGATAGAAACTTGACCACTTAAGGTAATGGCTTCAGCGTTAGCCAATTTATAATATCGAAAGTACTGATTCCCAATAGCACCATAAGCACTGTTAAGAGATATCTTTTTGGCCATCTGGATGTTATTGCATCTGGCAATCTCTTTAGTGAGTTCATTAGAAGGTTTCTTTTCATAATCCTGCTTTGCTTTAAGCATTCTCTTCTTGAAGATGACTCTCTCACTGTACATCTTATCCATAAGTTCAGGAAGGAATCCTCGTACATCTTTCCTATATTGTGCTCCATTCGCACAAACTGCATAATCCCCATCAAACTCACATTCCTTATTTAAGATCCTTTCAACGCTGGCACTACTGTGTCTAGTCTCCCTGATGGTCTCTGGACTGATATTATATTGCATAATAAGATGAGGGTACAGGCTATTAAGGTCAAAAGAGACCACCCAATCATAGCGTCCTGGTTTCGGTTCCTTGACATAAGCCCCTGCATACCTCTCATTTTTTTGTGATCGATTCTTAGGAGGAATAACTATATTCCTCTTCTTTAGATAATTATATATGATTGTGTCCCACATTCGGACTTGATAAAACACATCTTCATAGTTGACCTTAGCATCATATGCCATAGTCAATGCAAGTTCAATAAGTTTCATCTTGTCTTCCAGACGGTCAACAAGTTCAACGTCAATTATATTATACTCTACAAACTTTTGCCAACCATTTGTATAGAAGTCCTTAAATGTATCAAACTCACTATGGTCTAATTTCTTCTGACCTAATTCAACACCAGCAATATAATCCAACCTATATGATTCTTGTGCCTTATACGTGAACTTCTTATATAAGTCCATATAGTCCAACTGTGAGACACCACCAATATCATATGAGATATATTCACGTCCCATAATATGTGTTCTATCCTCAGTCACCAATCCCCAAGGTGACATACGCTTCATTAACTTCTCACCAAGGATCCTCTCAATCCTACGACACATATATGGAATATCATATAACTTACTATTCCAACCAGTAATAACTTCTGGTGTATTAGTTTCGATCATCCACCAGTTAATGAAATCATTTAAAAGTTCATACTCTGTCCTGAATGCTTTATAAGTTACATTCTTCTGGACATTTTTAAATGGACCTAGACCCCAAGTTATAATCTCCTTAGTTGTATAATCCTGTATTGATATAAGAAGTATTTCTTCAGCAGCAGATTCTACATCAGGGAATCCATTCTCAGACTTAACCTCAATATCAAGTGTAACTAATTTAATCTTCTCAATATCAAATTTTAATTCGTCCTCTGGATACTTATCCGAAATATATTGATAGATAAATCTCTCATTACCGTAAATATTAAAATTCTCTACATCAGTATATTTCTTTATAAACTCACGACAATCCCTAACTGAACCAGGTTCAATCGCCTCAACAGTATCTCCAGTTAATGTTCTATACTTACTCTTCTTTTTTGAATCAACAAAAAGGGTTGGATAAAACTTCTCACGGGTTGCGAAGTGTCTTCCATCTTCATAACCACGAACCAAGAAGTTGTCTCCAACCATCTGGACGTTTGTATAGAATCTCATTACTTAATTAAGTCTTGATACTTTTCAAGTAGGGTGGGTGTTGGGGTCGCCAATGTAAGTATTTTATCAGAACTCATCATAAATTCAATGTCCTTTGTGACACTTTTTAAAAATGGTTCAAGTGTCCCATCATCATTTACAACATATGGAGAAACTAACTTACAGTCTGGTTCTCCAAGTTCTGATCCGACTTCCTCAATCTGTGAGACCAGTTTCAGTTGATTCACTAGGTAAATCAGATTGGTTTCCATTTAATTTCTCCAAGTACATTTCTGTCAAACTATCTATAGGTTCAACAATTGTTGTTACATAACTATTGGGAACTGCTATTTCATTATCCTTAGTTAATAAAATCCAAGGTGCTAATGTAATAGAAACTTTCCTTTCATCCAATTCTTCCTCATCAAGTGTAAGTTGATGTGCAGCAGTAACCCGATGTGGATTTTTAAGAAGATACCCAACAGGAGCATCTTTATCCATTATCTCCTTTATTTCTGTTATTACTTGTTCCTCTGATCTGAGAAGAACTAATTTGATAGACATGATTGTTTCATTCCTATTTGTATTATAGCATTAAAAAAGGGGTGTGTCCACCCCTTTGTCTATTTTGTTTTATAGATACTCTTTCCGAGCATGATGCTCAGGAACTATCTTTTTCAACTCCACAGAAAGGAGTCCATCTTCAAACTTGACGGATCCAACCTCCGTATCGTCAGTGATCGTCCAAACTCGTTGGAAACTACGTTGGGCCAGTCCTTTGTGGACAAACGTTCCATCAACTTCTGATTCTTCTTTCTTGCCCTCGACATATAATTTTCCAAACTCTGTATAGACTTTGACTTCATCTTTCTTGAACCCCGCAAGTGCGATTTCGAGTTTCGATTCATGATTATTTAATTGTACCAAATTATATGGTGGATAGTTTGAAGTGGTCGTATCATCCCAAAATCTATTGAGATATTCATCCATCCCAATACTGTTCTTTGTTATCTTATCAAACAGTTCTGGAAGATTTGCAGCGTGGTATCTTGCTAGTGTACCCATGATAGTAGCTCCTTATTAAGCGAGTTTGTATTTTGTTGTCCCCGAAGGCGACATTACTATTTAACCACAAAAAATAAAAAAGGGGATGTGGGATCCCCTATAAAATTATTCGGATTATACTAATTAAATATCTGATGCTTTGATGTACCAGCATTATCGTTTGATATATTTCCTATTCCAGTCTCTTCAGTTTCAGTTAATTCATAACTCCAATCTTCTACTACAGTATTTGCTAACAACAAATCACTGAGTTTATATAACTCCTTCTCTGCTGTTTCATAATCTTCCGCATCAAACCAGTAATCAATTACCTTACCAATCCGTAACAGATGTGATTCAAGACCTTCAGCAACCCTATGAGTATTATTCATCACAGCATTACCAGCAGCATCTGATACAGATCCTCTTAGTCTTACATTTACAGTTGCTTTGAATCTCATAATAATGAATTAATAACGGGACAGATGGGATTTGAACCCACGACCTCTGCCGTGACAGGGCAGCGTTCTAAACCACTGAACTACTATCCCAACTCCTCCACCTGGACTCGAACCAGGGACAGGTTGATTAACAGTCAACTGCTCTACCAACTGAGCTATAGAGGATTACCCCCATAGTATACTATCAATAATCAAATTCGTCAAGAATATCTAATGCGTTATTTAATGCTTGCTGTGCTGCCCACCTTTCTTTACTATCCCAATCTGGATACCATACCTTATCATCAATACCTTTCTTTATATGGAGTAGTCTTGCTTCCATATCAGTTTTTTTAAGTCTTCCGTTCATATATGTCCTATACAAATTATCAGGCCAAGCACAACTTGGATTTTTCCTTGAGAGTAATGGAATGTTCATAAGAAAAATATCCAACCTTACATACTATATTTAACCATAAACAACAATTTAAGTACACTAAATGTGTCCTTTCTCTAATTTTTGTTTAAGTTCTAAGTTTTCTTGTTTTAAATTTTCAATCTCATTCTTATAGGAAGAAATCAGTCGTTCTTGTTGTTCGTTGATTTCTTCTAATTCATACCAAGATCTTATGTGATCGAAACCCATCCTTATTCTGGTTCTTCAACCTTTTTCTTCTTACTTCCAATATTATACTTGGTTTCAAGTATCCATTCACCTTTGTCTTTATATGCCAACACTTTAATCTGATTTAAAGGTGCAATATCTTGGATTTTAGTCACATCTACCATAGTAACTAATCCCCAATCAGCAAGTAATTGAGCAATACGATTTCTACGCTGAACATCATTCTGCGTTAAGTTAGCATGTTTTCCATCAAGTGCAAATAGTTCTTTAAAATGCACAAGATAATATCTTCCTTGTTTATGTAAGATATGACATGATTGATATATCTTTTTCTCTTTACGGGATGCTACCCCAATTCTTGTTAAGGTTTCTCTTACCTTAAGAAAATCATCTGGTTCACCCAGTACGACCTCTACCATTTGGTCAGGCGACCACTTAACTTCAGGCTCTTGAACGAAGCTCATTTTGTTCCTCCAGTTTCAAATTTCGATTTTATAAAATTAATCTGTTCTTTTGTTAGGATTCTCAAAGCCTGTTTTGCTTTTTCGTTACTATAACCATAATAACGTTTTATCAAGTCAAGATCTTTGATTGTATCTTTACGAAGCCAAGGAGAGTATCTCTTCTTAACTCTGAGTGTATTTAGAAAAAAATCATATTGCATCTTCTTATCAAGAAAATGATACTGATTCATTTCATTAACAAACATAATACAATCAAGATGTCCTGATAGACAACGATTGATAATATATGGAGAATATTCTTTTTCAACTAAAGAATCTTCATCAATTAGATTCTTCTTTGTCTGATTGATTGAGTTCAGCCAATCCTTTAGTTCCATAATTAAGTAGAAGTAATTCTTTTCGTTTTTGTTGGTTATTCATATATTCACCAACAGATCTCATAGTATATGTGAGATCAAATTCAGCAGCAGCCCATCCATTAAATCTATCTCTAATGAGTTGACTGGAATTATAGCTTACCATTAAATCCATAGTATGTAAATCACAATTACGAGCAAACTTATCGTGATCAAAATACTTATGCATATCTCCTTTCTTTCCATACAGATTAGAACCAATCTCATAAGGGGGATCAAAATACATGAAGATACCTTTATGGAGATCATCACCCATTAGATGCTCATAAGAATGATTGGTTATTTTCCAATCTGAAATAATCTCAGAATACTCAGCTAATTTCTCAATGCCACGGAGGGAGAAGTTTGAATCTGATGCTTGTTTTGAGAACGAGGAAGACTCAGTGAGACCAGAGAAACTACACTTATTAACAATATAGAAAGCAACTGCCCTCTCGAAATTTTCTTTTGAATGGTCATTAACTACACCTTTAGAATCATTAAATAATTTTTTAGCAGTATCTGGATTAGGATGTTTATTTTTTATCTCTACTAATGTGTCCTGCATATCCTTTCCAGAATCCTTTAACTGGATCCAAAAATTTGCAAGAGGTTCATAAAGATCATTTACCCAAACACTTAAATGGGGATACATCTTTGTGATGTAAATTGCAACACTACCACCACCAATAAATGGTTCACGAAATTCAGTGTACTCACTAAAGTCTGGAAAGTATTGTGCCATTTTAGTAATAGCACGGGACTTACCACCAGGATAGCGTAAAGGAGTCTTTAATGCTTTTTTAGATTTCATTACCAATCAGGATAATATGAGATATTAGAAATGTATTGATAGATTAAAGTCCAACCAAATTCAAAGGTTTGACCTCTCTCATCTTGAAGATAAAAAGGAATATCTGGATGCTGCATCTTTGCACTATAATAGTGAGATACTACATTACAATCGTCATCAATATGACGTTCTTTTTCTAAATCCTTTTCAGTCATCTGATAGTCATCGGATTACCTGTATAAGGTCTCTCTGGAGAAACTTCTATTATTATAGGAGTATTTAACGCATCTTCAATAGCTCCAGACATCCTACGATATCCAGAACCAACATACAACTGTCCAGCAAATACTGATATAGTTGCAGCACCCCAGAAAACATAGTACCATCTAGATTTAACTTGGTGTCTTTGTTTTTTAGTCAGTTTCTTCATCATCAAAAAAAGGTTCAAGTGTAGTTTGTTCTTCTAAAAAGAAGTCAGGATAAGTCTTAAAAATTATCGGATCATATCTACTATACACCAAAAGCTTATTAAAATCAATATCTGCTTTTTTTCTTTGCCAACTGTTGCGATCCAAATTAGGGTTCTTGCATTGAATAAACTCACCATTCTCCCTTAATGGAATTATGTTAGTAGGAGTTTCCCAAATTAATTGACGATAACAAGTAATTAAAACATGATAATAATAATCAATTTCTTCAGGTCTTCTCTGTCTTCTACCATTCTTTAAATGTGGAGCAGTAGCACCAGAGTGATAAAAGAAATCATAACGAGGACGACGTACTTCTTTTCCAGTACGTTTCTTCATACCATAGTCAAGTGACATTTGATATACTACCTTTTTAACCTGACCCCTTTTCCAGAGGTAAGGTTCCTTTTCAAGAAGTAAATCTACACCATCATCAACTTTTGGTTCTGCTACATTTATTGATTGTGATAATAGATAAGATGCTACTAACTCTTCACAAGTAGTTCCACCAAATCTAGTTCCCTTATTTCCTTCATCCAGAGGAATAGTTTCTTCTTGAAGAAGTGGAGGCATACAGGGTACTAACCTCTTCGCATTAGGAGATCTACTCATTATTTTGGTAATTTACGATTAAAGTTCCAGTTTTCAAATTTCATATACAATTTGAATATTCCAATTAAAGTTCTTTTAACAAACTCTTCAAAATATAATACTGATAATATACCCCATTCTTCTAAGGTTAGTTTCTTCATTTGAATTCACACTCCACCATTATCTCAGTTAGACAAGCAAGCATAGTTATCTCTTGATCTGCTACAAATGCTATTTGATATTGATACTTCGCAATAACAAGAACAGCAGCAGGAATAGTACTAGGGACCAAGGATTCGTATAGACTATCGTAAATGCGACGAAATAATACAGTAGTATCATTGTCCAAATTACTGACGACCCACTTACGTACTTCAGGAAAGTTTTTTCCTTTAAGGTTTTTAATAAGATCATTTATAGCAATGTCTGAGAACGCTGCAAGTATTCCCGAATCGATTTTGCCCCCAACCGAGTACCTCTGACATTCATTAAGAACTCGTCTCCAATCAGGAAAATGTTTATTAATGAGCTGAACAAGAACTTTCTTATCGGATTCAATACGTTCTTGATCCAATATAAAGTTGAGTCTTTTGAAGAACTCTGCTGCAATCGTTTGTTTGTCTTTACCCTTAACACTGAATTCGACCACAGCACACCTTGAGTGTAGTGGTTCGAGAATTTTATTCTTGTAATTACATGTGAGGATGAATCTACAATTCCCTGCGAACTCTTCAATAAATGCCCGTAGGAGGAGTTGTACATCATTACTGGTGTTATCTGCCTCATCGATAATGATGACCTTGTGCTTCGCTTCAGACGTAAGCGAGACTGTTGATGCGAAGTTCTTTGCCTTATTACGGACGGTATCGAGGAACCTTCCTTCATCCGATCCATTAATGACATAATAGTCTACCCCTAATTCTTTACAGAGTGCTTTTGCAACTGTTGTCTTACCAATCCCTGGAGGACCAGCAAGCAACATATTTGGTATTTCACCCTTATTTAGGAAATCTCTAAAGGTTTTCTTAATATTCTCTGGGAGAATACAATCTTCAATTGTTTGTGGTCGATACTTCTCAACCCAAATAAAATCGCTCATAATTTAATTCCAGTGACGGATTACTCCACCAATAATAAAACAGTTAGTAATGAGATAAGAAATGAAAATAAAAGAACGTACCAGAACAATGTAATTGTCGTATCGTTTAGTCTTTTCATCAGAGAAGCTACCAAGTGCATACTTCCAGATCCTCCACCATTTGGTCATTTTTTCTTAAAGACACCAAGCTTGGATAGTAACCACATTGTAACTAGTGTCCACCCTATAATATACCACATTTAATTCAATACTGAATCAGGTTCAAGAGCAATATAATACTTCAAATTATATTGACTATTAGTGAATTTTGATAGGAGTTTAGATGAAACTACTACATCATAGGATCCAGGAATAATTCTAATATTCTCAACCTTAAAATTAAATGTAAATTCTTTATCAGTTTCACCAACATTTATATCATATACATTAGATGTATCATTCTTCTTATCACGAACAACAATATTTACAAAACCCTTAGAACCAACTACAGCTAAATCAGGTAATTGATATACTGCTGCTGCTTTTAGTAACTTCTCTAATGAAGTACTTTCTAATTGGAAATGTACATCTTCAGATGGAAGTGTAATCTCTTTCTCTGGTGGAGCAATGATTACATTAGGATCCGCATAGAAATACTTAACTCTACGTCTTCCCTCACGAATTGTAAGATAAGAATCTGTTGAGAAATCTAGATCTGGATCCTGATGCAATCCTAAACCATTCAAGAATTGATTCAAGTCATAAATTGCAAATTGCCGAGGAAAATCTTCTTCAATCTGTGCTTCTGCAAGAATATTCTTAGCAACAGACATTGTACGAAGTTGATTTCCTTCTTTAACAAGAATCGAATTGTTTATACCAGCAAAATTTTTGAGAATAGTTAGGGTGTTGTCAGATAAATTCATAGTCATAATTAAGGCATGTTGTGATCAATGTTCCCAGATGTCATTTTGGGTTTGCCGTAGTGTTCATCAAAATGTAATAGTAGCATAGCATAGTGTATCACCTTTTGCAAGTCT